GGTACGTATACAGCCCGAGCGGTTTTTGCGCGTGACTCCAGGTCACGAGGGGTACGGTTTTCAGCCATTATTGATTCTCCAGTTTTAGAACTTCAGCCACATACTTCTTGGGGTCCAGGTTGTACTTTTTGATTAACGCAGCTTGTGACGGCGTTAGTTGTACTTTCTTCGCTCCAGTTGTGCGAGTCGCGGGTGCGACCACTGCGGCAGGTTTCCTTGCCGAAGTCTCAACCGTACGGGACGGCTCGTCTCTTTTACCACCGAAAACCTCGGGGAACGTTGACTTCACGCGAGCGTCTATTTGCTCGAAATACTCATCGGAGCGGGGATCTACCCCGTTGTTGACTAGCTTTTGATGCAGCCCTAGTGCGTAGCTGGTGATTTCCTCAAATCCCTGGGCGCCGAACCACTGGTTTTTTGCTTGCCAGCGCAAGGTCTTTTCGTCGGCTTGAACCCGTTGGGGTTGCGATGGAGTAGTTTGTACTACAGGTTCTTCACGCTGTAAAGGGGGTGCTTTGAAATTTTTTGCACTCTTTACTTCCCACGTAGCCTCAGCCAGGGCTTCCTGGGCTGCCACGATGGCGTCAGCGTCAAACGATTCCTGGGCCGCTTTCAGGTCACGCCTGGCTTTCTCCAGCTTGGCTTCCGCCGCCTGGTTGGCCATGGTCATGTACTGCTGCGTACCGGAGTCCACGTACGCCTTGAGGCGTTTGTTCTCCTCGATCATGTGCTGAGCAAGACGCTCAAGCTCCTCTTTCTCACGAGCCAGGGCTTCCTTGGCTCGGCGCTCGTCGTGGCGGGCATGCGTCAGCTCCTTGATCCGCTTTTGCGCACCCTGGGTATATGACTCAATCTCGTCGTCCGTGGGGTCCTCAACCTCACGGTCCAGGGGGCGACGGCCACGATCTCTCTCGGGAGTGTCGTCAACGATCTCGATCTCAACGTCGTCTCCTGCGACGGTGATCTCTACGTCATCCGCCGGGGCGGACCTCTTTTCTTCTTCCAGCTCGTCTGGAAACTTATATGCGTCGTTCATCTACCACTCCTTTAAGCGCGGGTAATCCCACGAGGATCTTGCACAACACACTCCACCTGATCGTCATTGATCACGCGGAACTCTTTGCCAAAGATCTTGAAACGCGTACCGGTATAGGTACGAACAAGAATGAAGTCTCCCTCCTTACACCACGGGCCGGTGGGGAACCGTTCCGGGTCTTTGTAGGCAGACTCGCCCATGCGCAAAACAAACAACACCGTGGTGGCGTGTTCTTCTTGGCGTATGGTCGCAGCGTCTCGAACCAGGTCGAGACTCGTACCGGCGATCTTTTCATCGACCTCGGGCACGATACACAGCAGCTTGTGGCCAGCTGGGATTGGCAAGGCTGACGCCTTGGTTTCTGCATCCGCGTTGTCGTCCGGCTGGTCGACGGGTTGGATGTGTTTGGGTAGTTGAATACCCGGGGGGAGGAGGATTTCACTCATCTGCTTTTTCGACTTTCTCTGCAAGGTCAATGATGTAACGCTCTGCCATCGCCAGACCCTGGATGACGCCACAGAGTTTTTGATACTGCTCAAAAGATTGACATGAACCACCCGCCAAGTCGTCCGCGTAGTTGTTCAGGTCGGTGCGTATTTGTTCGCGCAATACGCGTGCGAAGTCTTGGATCATTTAGTGGGCTTCTCCTTTGGTTGGTTTTGATCACGCATCATCTTGACCTTGGCTCGCGCCTGGGACTCTTGGTGACGCAACTTCTGGTCATGCGCCGCTTGGCGATGCTCCAGGTCCTGTGCGTGGCTGCGTGCAGCCATCTCTTGTTCCATGCGTGCGGTCTCGATGTCAAACCGCCCGGTGTCTCGACGCGCGTCGATGGCCGCTTTGGTCGCGTCCACGTTTAAGCGACGGCTGTCGATGTTCTGACGTTGCAGCAGCTGCGCGGCGGTACGTTGCTTCTCCAACTGAATCTTGGCAAGCGCCTCGGCAGCGTCTTGCTGGAGTTTCTTCTGGGCGATCGCCAGGTCTCCCTGGACCTTCTGCGCCTTGGTCTGAGCCTCCTGTTGGCGGATGGCCAGCTCTTGCTGCTGCATCTGAAGCACCGGGTCCTGGGCCTGCTGTTGAGCCTGTTGCGCTTGGGCCTGCGCTTGGTTCTGCTGGAGAACCTGCTGGGCGGCCTGGGCCATCATGCCCGAGAGCGCCACCTCCACCTCGGGCGGCAACTTCTCGTCTTCCGGGGGCAGGGGCATACCGAGCTGCTGCTCGATCTTCTGGCGATAGCCAAACCCAACGTGCTCGGAGATGTGCGCTTGCATCGCTGCCTGCATCTGCGGGGCGCGGGGGTTCTGGCCGATCAACTGCATGATCAGGGGGTCCTGCATCGCGGCCATGTGCACCTTGATGTGCGCCTCGTGGTCCTGGTACATGAACGCCTTGACCGGCTCGCCCTTGAGGACCGCCATGTTCTCTGCCACCGGATCGCGTGGCTTCTGGTCGTCCGGCAGGGGCACGAGCTTCTCAGCGTGCTTCACACCCAACACCTCCAGCATGCGGCGGTGCAGCTGCGGCAAGTCATAGATGTCCGGCGCCATCTGCGCCATCTGGATCACGGCTTGATACTGCACTACCCGCTGGCTCATGGTTGCCGCGTTGGGATCGCTCACCGGAATGATGTCGACCTGGGAGTAGTCTTCCTTGCGGGCCGTGCGGCGGCCTTCTTCCGGCTGATAGTCGTAGTCGGGGTCGGTGTAGTCCTCGATGATCTTGACCAGCAACTTCAACTCTTGCTTGAAGCTGTAGTGCAGGCGGGCTTGCACCGCCGTCATGACCTTGAGCTGACGCTCCAGAAGAGCCAGCGTGGTGCCCACCGGGGCCTGCGCAGACATGTCCGACACCTTCATGTCGGCTGTTGCGGCAAAGCGACGACCCTCGTCGACGATCGTGGTCAGCAGGTTGTACAGGGTGGCGCTTGGCTCCTTGTACGGCAGGGGCATGATGCTGTCACGCAGCGCCCCAGAACTGATGTCTACGTCCCGCCACTCGCCCGGGGCAATCGGCGTGTCATCACCTTTAATCCGAAGCCCACGGGTTTTGAGTCCCCCGGGCAGGTTCGATAGGGTACCCGCATCCACCAGCTGGCGCATGATGGAGGTTGCAGACTTGGCAAACCCGCCAATGAGGTGGAAGAGTCCGAAGCCGTAGGCTCCGAAGCCTGGGATGTATTGGTAGTGGACGAAGTGCTGTCGCTTGAGCTTGAGGGGGTCTTCTTCTCGCCAGTTGCGTCGGATGGCCAGGACATCGTTCGATCCTTTTATAAGGGTTACTACGTATGGCAGCGCGATTCCCGTCTCTTCGCCGTCATCGTCCTCATCTTCGTCCCCCGGCAGCACCAAGTCAACATGGCACTCTAGCAGCACGTACCGATCGTCGTCGATGTCGCTAAAGCCCGTCTCTTTGTCCTTGGCTTTCTTGATGTCGTCCTGGCTGTGCGTGGGGTCCGGCAGCTCGATGTCGCGGTAGAACCCAGCTTGCTGGAGCTTGATGATCTCGTTCTTGGTCTTACGCATGACGTGCGTAAGCCGGTAGCAGTTGTCCAGGTCTGACGTGCCGTACGGCAGGATGATATCCTCTGCCGGGATAAACATTGACACCTGACGTCCCAAATTGGGATCGTAGTACACCTTCTTGAACGCCGAGCCGGTAGCGGGAAGAGACCACAGCATGCGCTCATGCTCGGGGCGGAACTCCTTCATGACGTCCGTCAACTCGTAGTTCAGGTCGTCCTCGACGCGCTTGGATGCGGCCTTCTTCTCAGGCGTCTCCTTGCCCAATATCTTGGTGCGCACCGGGCCTTGGGCCGGGAATGTTTCCGTTATGCTTTCTGACTGGAACCTGACAATTGCCTCGGTGATCATCGGGTGGAACACGCCGCTTGCGCCCTGCCACGGCTCCGTTCTCTCCTCGTACTGAAGACCAAGGAGCTTCAACCCTTCTACGTACGACTTCTCCCACTCCTTGCGTGACTGCTTGTCCTGGTCGATGTCACCAGCCAGGTCCCCAGCGATCGTTGCCACGGCACCCTCAGATAAGGTCTCGGCTAGGTTGGCAGAGAAGCTCTCTTCGTCCTCTTCGCCCGGCATGATGGAGATGTCTAGTCCATCCGCGTGGATGTTGACGGCTTCCGGGTCAATGATCTCAATCTCGATCGGCTCCTCGTCGAGTGCGTCCTCCTCCATGCTGGAAGGGGCTTGGTATAAGGCCTTGTCGATGTTGGTAGCCATGTCGATCCTTAATAGTACGCCGCGCTACGGCGTCTGAAAAATCTGGGTTCGTCTTGCTCGTCCGAGTCCAGACGAATAAACCCACCTTGTCTGAATCTCAGCAACGCCTGGCTGGTGGTATCCACGAAGTCATCGTTCTCGCCGTTGGGGAACGACGCCACTTCCTCGATCACCTCACGCGCCCAGCGTGTGTCTGGCGCCCACACCATCCCGGATGCGAACAGATCAGCCACTGCGTTCAATCGTACCATCTTGTCGTTGCCACGGCTAGGGTTCGTCTCCTGGACTGGTATGCCCATGTTCCGTAGTTCCTGGATGAGCGGTGCCCCGGCAGCCTTCTTTTCAACGATGAACGCGTCCGGCTCCCACTCCTTGTAGTGTTTGAGCGCAATTTGCTTCAGCTCGGGGAATGCCATGCGGTCTTTGAACGCATCCAGCAGGATGATCTGCGCCTTGTCGTTCTCTTCCTCGTTGTAGAAGACGCCCCACGTCGTACACGCCGAGTAGTCGGAGTTTGTCTTGGTCTCGAACGCCGTATCCCAGGACTGTATGACGTAGTCGCACTCGGGCGGATCATCTGCCTCCCAGACTCTCCAGAGCTTCCTGCTGATGATCGCCGCGTTGTTGGATGTGGGCTGCTGCATGTACTGGGCGTTCCAGTACTGTGGGTCGATCGACGCCTTCGTCGCCTTCAACGCCTCCAGAGGCCACTGCTCTGGCCACAAGGACTTCTCCTTGTCCGTGCCCTCGTGCAGGATGGCCGGTAGCTCCACGATCTCCCAGGGGATCGAGTCCGGGTTCCGCGTCTGGTAGTCGATCAGGCGCCCGGTCAGGTCCAACTTCCCCCAGCGGGTCATGATAATGATGATCGCCCCGCCCGGCATCAGACGCTGCAACGGTCCAGTCTGGAACCAGCTCCACGCCGTGTCGAATGCAAGACGGGAGTTCGCCTTTACGTCTTGTTCTGAATGAGGGTCATCAATGACGAAAAGATCAGCTCCACGGCCAGCAAGTGCACCCCCAACACCAGCAGCATAATACTGGCCACCAACAGAAGTCGACCACTTACCGGCAGCTTTCTGATCATCTGCGACCAGCGTGTTGGGGAAAAGTTCACGGTATTCCTCCGAGTCGATCAAGTTTCGCACGCGTCTACCAAAATCTTCCGACAGGCCCGCCGTGTGTGTACCCATGATGATCTTCTTATCAGGGTAATTACCTAGAAAGAACGCTGGGAACAGGTAAGAGCTGAACTCCGACTTACCCATACGTGGCGCGATGTTGATAATCACGCGTTTTTTCTGGCCGGAGATCACTTCTTGGAAGATTTTGGCCAGTTTTCGGTGGTGTGGCCCTATCTTGAACCCCGGATAGACGTGTTTGGCGAACTCGATGGGGTCTTGGCGCTTCTTTCTCAGCTCCCGCCAGTGTTCTTGCTTGTCCAACAAGTCCAAAGTCTCCAATTTCTCCACTTTACCCATGGTGGGTAGTCTGCGGTAGAGGGCTGTGGCCTCCTCGGGGGTCAGGATCTTCTCACTCACTGGGCTTTTCCGGTTCGTCTTCCGGTGGGGCGGGGGTGGCCACGACATCAATCACGTCAATGTCTTCGATTGGCTGCACATCCGTCACGTCCATGAACTTGGCGAGCTTCTCTTTTAGCTTGCGGTCGACCTCGTCCTCGGTCATATCCGTTTTCTTGACCTCGATTTTTTCTGTAAACAGCCCAACCTCCGTCACCTTACCCAGGAGCGCCAGCGCTTTGAGCCGGATTGAGGCGGTGGGGTGCTCGCACTCCTCCAGAATCTTGGCCACGGCGTAGCCGCGTAGCTCTTTTGCTTGCTGTATAAACTCCCAGTCGTATGCGGTGAGCATACTTGTCAGGTGCCGTACAGCTTGCGGGGTCTCGAGCTTGGAGACCATGGCGTGTGCGTCTGCGGTAGGGGCGTTGGTAGTGAGCGCCGTGAATGTTTCACGGGCCTGGGTCTTTTCTAGCTCGGATACAACAGCTTCTTTGTCTGGCGCACCCATGGATTTGAGCCAGTCGGAAGTATTAATCTTCCCGTCCAGCGCCTGTATAGGCGTAGTTTTTTCTACCGGGGGCGGTGCCTCGGTACTGGATGTAACTTCAGGCTGGAAGTCAAGCAGGTGTTCGAGCATTTGTCCTTAGACGGATGCGGGTTGCGGTCCCGGTAAGTGCAGTGTACACTTAGTTCCTGCATCGGTGCAAGTCTAGCAGTTGCCCTTTGCTTTCTCCTCTTGGTGGGTTGACTCCCCCCGTTCCAACCCCCGGCAGCAATGTCGGGGGTTTTTTTATTGGTGCCCGGGCTGCTCGCATGAAGCAGCGTTGGTTTGAACAACACTCGTAAAAGTGGCCACGGCGCTAACCCGTTTCAGCCCGAGCAGATGCAGTCTAACATTAGACAAGGGTGTTTTTGAAATTTTTAGAAAAATTTTGTGTAGACAGAAAGTATTACAGAATAGTGGGAGCGGGTGCAAAACAGTGTTCATGGCTGGTCGTCATGGCCACGTCAATTACGGGGGGTGGGGGTAGGGTGGGGTTTGAGTAGCGGCAAAGTATTCAGTTTCGCCTGCTCTGACGGCAGAGTGAGTACGTTAGGGCTACCCCCTCAAGGTAAAATAGAGTCAGCGGTTGAGAGAGGTTCCCAACTGCATCAACGCTCACATCAAGGAGAAACTTCCATGAGCATCATCAAGCAATTCATCAACGTCAACGCTGTCGCCTACGGCAAGGCAAGCAAAGTGTTCAAGGCTATCGAGGCCGAGGACTACGCTACAACCCTTGCCGAGGCAGGCATCGTAGGTGCTGACGTTCGGGTGTACGCAACCATCTATGTGGCCGAGGCATCTGGGGTGAAACCTCACCCGAGTCAGCGAGGCGGCGCTCTCACGTTCAAGAAGGATTCACCCGAGTACAACCGAGTGAAGTATCTGGTTGACGTTGCGACCGGTGTGCGTGAGGTTCGGGCGGCCAAGAAAGCCGAGAAGCACAACCGCATCAGCCCCGAGTTGCGTAAGGCGGCGCAAGCCTATCTCAAGCTGTTCGGCAACGTGGCCGAGGCAGTCAGCATCCTGCGTGCTGTTGCCAAGTGATTTTTCTCGCAAGGCGGCCGGGCGAGTCCTGGCCGCTGTTTCACTCCATGTCAAACCAACTCGGGTTAACTTTCACCCCACTTCGTTCCGTTTCATTCACACTTCAGGAGCACACCATGCGTAATCTTTCCATCCCCACTCTCGAACCCATCGACTCTAGCTTTGTCGGCGTAGACGGCATCCGCTACTACGCAATGGCTTACTACCCCAGGGGCAAGCGTGACCAGTCCTACTGGTTCATCAACCTCTACCACATCGGCGGCAAGCAAGGCGAACACTTCGCCTCAGCCGAGGCCTACCTCCAACGCAAGGCGCAACTGACCCAGTGGTCACTAATTTGACGCTGTCCAGTCCCGCACCTTACGTATACCTCTCCTCTCAAATAATATGCGTGCCGAAACCCGCATGGATATTGGCGATCCGCTTTTTCCGTCCACTCTATCTATCTAAATCTTTTTTAATAGTTATAGATAGATACTTATATACGTACATACAAACACACAACAACAAAACACAACAACTTTTTATATAAGTTGTTCTTGCCTCGTGTATCCCGAAAAAACCGGGGATGTTGTGGACGGAAATTCAAAATCGCCAGTGTTCATGCGGCTTCCCAGCGGCACCATATTTCTTGACAGACGTATACGTATCGGACAGAATCTGGTTTCCGTCCTTTTATCGTATTTTTTAGGAGTAAAACTATGGATGAGACGATCAAAGCGTGGTGGCTGACCCTCAGTCCGCACCGTTTGCACAACCATCTGACCCTCAAACTGAAGCTGCCCGCACCCATGGTCACCGAGATCACAGCGCAGGTCAACGCCATAAAAGAATCACGCCGGGCATCGAAGATCAAGAACAGCGTGGTGTTCAAGGCGTGGGCTGACATCATCGACACGGCAAGGCGCGAGATGCAAACGATACGAACGCTGAAGCACCACATAAAAAAATCAACAACGCCAGACCCGCACAGGTGGGACGCCTTGTGCAACTACGAGACGGTCGTGGCCGGGATCATCGAGAAACTGCATGGCGTGCAAAAAGATGGGACGTACACCCCAACTGCATTTGTCCGCTACCTCCAGACCGAGGGCAAGCGGGTGCCGTTGCATCAAGGCAAGCACTGGACGGACTACGTCAAACCCGCCGACCGGGATCGAATCAAGGAGATGTTCGCCGCCTTGCCGCACCGAACCAGGGGCAAGACCAAGGAACCGTTCGAGCGCACCATCCCCAAGCACATCAACGTCAAGCACCGGATCGCCATGTTCAAGCATCTGGACGACGAGATCATCAACGCACAGCAGGCGTTGGACATGGCGCGGGACGACCGGGACAAGGAAGCGATACGCAAGAACATCATGGAGATGGAGAAGGCCAAGTTCAAACTTGACCAGATGCCACGCAACCAACCCGTCCCTGCCAAGTGGCAGGACATTGAGTAACCCGGTGGGACACCCTGTCCCACGGGATTTTGTTTTGAATTGCCAGCTGTGCTACGCCGCCCGCACAGCCGGTACTACCTTGCAAGTGGCGGCATCTGAAACTGGAGAAAGCAAATGAGTAAGAAAACTGTGGAGTGCGTAGCCACTGGCTACCTGTGGGCAATGCGCGACATGGGCGCAGATGTGTCGGGCCTCGACACATGGATGGAGGTAGACGACTACGACATAAACCTTTGCGGGTCGTACTTCAGCGATGACGCGCCCAAGGGCGGCGTTGCCGCGTATGTGTACCCCGCTGGCTGGACGGACACGCTACCCGACTGCCTGTTTTTTATAACCGCAACCCTAGGAGAAAGTAAATGACTGAAGGACAAGAGCACGAGTGGCACATCGAGTTGGATCACATGAGGGCGCAACTGCGCTACGCATTGGACAACCTGGACAGCATCGAGCGGCGCACCTATGTGCGTCATCAGATCGAGCAAGTGCGCTCACGCCTGAATGAACTGTGTGAATTAACCCAAGGAGAAAGCAAATGAAGATGACAGGACTCAAAGAGAAGCAACGCATCCATGCGAACCAACACTTCTTCGCCGCCAGTGTGCACGACTGGGCGCAGACAACAGATGAGCGTGACTTGCACGACCTGCTCACGCTGATGAAGAAGTTCGGGCATGGTTTTAATTTGTTCCTCGTACCCCTGCCCCACGATGCAACGTATGACATCAACTTCTACCAACCCCAGGTGGATGGCACGCAATGGCTGGGCTATTTTGAAGGGAAGAAGAAATGACTGAGATAAAACGCGCATACCGCGCATGGTGTAAGGACACGTTCGATGAGTACAAGGTGTCGGACTTCCCCTTCCGAGGGCGTATGTTCGAGGTGTGGTGCGCCGCATGGCGTGCTGGGTGTAGACACGCAGTATCTGTTTTGAAAGGAGAAACGCAATGCTGACAACAGAGGAGAAAGTAATTCGGGTGGTGCTACTCGTAGCACTGATTGTGTTGATGCTAGATGTAGGGGTATGGCGATGATTAAGTTGTTGAGGCGCTTGTGCACAACCGAGTGTTGTGAGTGTGGCGAAGTCAGGGTATGGTTCTGGCAACGCCGTTGTGATTTTTGTGACGTTAACGAAGGAGAAATTAAATGAAACCAAAGAACCTCCATGACGCTCTGCGTCAGATTCAAAGCCTGACCTCGTGTATCGCACGAGACTTGGAGAACTACCTCGAAGACCCGGCTATCTACGGGACTGAATACTTCGAGGACGTAAAGGATGCGGCGCTCACTGCCAACCTGCTAGCGACATGGGTACGAGACAACTTGAAAGGAGAAACGCAATGACAAGCGAAGATGAAGACCGAGACGTAGCGCTGTTTCAAAAGCTGGAGTGCGCCATAGCGCAGGCAATCGTAGACCTGAAGCTACCCAGGGAGGAGGACTTGCGGGTAGACATACTGTTGCATGTGCTAGCAAAGATGGCGGCAGACTACGCCATCGAGGACGGCATTTCGATAGATGATTTTTTAGCGGGTATGCGTGGCACGTACACCATACTCTGCAAGCACCAAGTTCAACAGGAGGTTATTCAATGAAAGCTAGCTATTGGTACGCAAGAACCGATGAGGAGGGGGCTGGGCCTACCTATGTGGTTGGGCGTGGTAATGAGGAAATAACTCTGCCATGCCTGTTTCAGTGGGAAGCGGCAGCCATTGTGGAAGCGCTGAATAAAGCGGAAGGAGAAAGCAAATGAAAGCAATGCAACTAGACCACGACATGCTGCTGCGTGCGGCACGCATGATGGAGAGTGAGGGCGGTAGTTTCGCCGGGCACATAGCCCGGGCGTTCTATGTCGCCGACCTGAGTAACAGAGAGAAACTTCTCTCCGCGTTCGATGAACTGTTCGTTCAGTTCTACAAGAAGCACATGCGCGATGTGCGTAATCGTGAGATGAATGTGTAACAACAAAAGGAGAAAGCAAATGTGTAAACACTGCAATGTTGAACAAGCACGCCTGTTCACCGATATGTTCTTCAATGCCGCCCGCATCGTGGCGGGTGACACCTACGGGTTTGCCCGTGACCAGTACGGACACCGCATCTACCAGCAAAGCTACGAGGGGCGTGCTTGGTTCAAGCGTGAGTGGGACAAGCATCAGTTCCACCCCGCTGTGCATGCCTCGTTCGATATCTACCGCCCCGATGACTGGCATCAGCTGCTCTTGGAGTGGCCGCACAAGTCTGTCACCGACCCCAACCGGGTAGCGTACACGGAGAACGAACGCAAGGGCGAGGCAGATCGCCAGACCGTTACTACCCTGGGCAAGTATCTGCGCCGTCACTTCCAGGCCATGCCTGACCATGAGCTGCGTGACATCGTTGCGCGGCATACCTACTCGGGCGGTATCGAGATCGTTGACGACCTGCCCAACATGGTCGAGGCTGTGATGAACGGCCCCAGTTCTTGCATGACTAGGCACTTCAACACCCGCTGTGCTGATGGCGAGAAGCGTCACCCCTACGCTGTGTATGACCCGTCACTTGGCTGGTCTATGGCGGTGCGTGTACAAGACGGCAAGATACTCGGTCGCTGTCTTGTCTACACCGACCCCGACTCGGGGTACAAGTGCTTCGTGCGTTCGTACAAGCGCAGCCCTGACCAGCGTTCGCACTCAGGTGTCGACGAGGCTATCGAGGCGTACCTCAAGAACCTGGGCATCGAGAAGCGTGGTGGGTGGCCAGAAGATGCCAAGCTGAGTTACTACAAGCTCAGCGGCAACGGCAACGAGTTCCTCGCTCCGTACATTGACGGCGACGAGCGGCAAGTTGACATCTACAACGACCAATACCTGACCATATCAGCCAACGGCGAGTACTGCTGTGACAACACAGACGGCAGGTGCGGCGCACCACTCTGCAACTGCGAGGACTGCGGTGCTTCTATCTACGACGAGGACGATCAGTACTGTGTCGGTCGGGGTGAGGACACGACTGTGTGTCCACGCTGCTTCGACGAGTACACCTATGTGTATGGCCGCCGTGGGTATCAGTACTACGTGCATCAGAACTACATCGTTGAGGCTGACGGCGAGTACTACGACGAGGACTACCTTGACGACAACAGCATCGTCGAGCTTGAGGATGGCGGGTACACGCACAGTGACAACGCTACCTTCATCGAGTCAGCCGATGCGTGGTACCCCAGTGACTCAGACGAGATATGCTACGCCGCAGACACCGAGCAGTATGAGCTAAAGGAGGACTGCTGGCTGTGCGCCGAGTCCGGCGACTGGTATACCGATGCCGTTGACCATGTAGAGGTTGACGGCGAGACGTACCACCCCGACAACGCCCCTGCAAATGAACCCAATGAATGACCAACACCACAGGAGAAACATCCATGAACAAGAACTCTATCCTGCACAAGACCCTAGCCCGCGCACTCTCCATGATGCGCCCACACAATAGCGAGGGGACTAGACGCATGACCGACTGGCTGCAAGAGAACGCACCAGCACACGCCAAGGTGCACCGAGATGAGGTAGGCAACCTGCACATCGACACCCGCATATCCACAACCAACCGCACGCTGTTCACCGCACACGTTGACACAGTCCACAAGAAGGCTGGCCCCAACAAGATCAGGAAGACCAACACGCATTGGTATGCCGAGGGTGCGCCGCTTGGTGCAGATGATGGCGCTGGCTGTGCGATGCTGATGCACTTGCTTCACAGCGGCGTAGACGCATACTACCTATTTACTCAAGGCGAGGAGTGCGGCGGTATCGGTGCCCGGCATGTGGCGCGTGACACTACGCTTCTCTCCCAGTTCGACCGGGCTATTGCGTTTGACCGGCGGGGTATCGACAGCGTCATCACGCACCAGGGGTGGGGGCGTACCGCATCTGACTTGTTTGCCCAGGCGCTATCCGATGCGCTCAATGTAGACGAGCGGCTGATGTATCTGCCCGACGATACGGGTGTGTATACAGATACGGCAGAGTTCATCGATGTTATTCCTGAGTGCACCAACATCAGCGTGGGTTATGCCCACGAGCACAGCGACCGGGAGTCCCTTGACATCGTGCACTTCCTGGCCTTGGCCGAGCGTGTCGTCAACATCGACTGGGACGGGCTACCCACCGACCGCGACCCGACTGAGATAGAGACGTTTGGTTCCCGGATGGATAGATGGTCAGACTACGGAGAATACTGGGGTGTAGGGGGCAAAGCGACCAGTGTCAGCTCTCTTTCCGGCAGCCATTGGCTGCTCGATGATGACGACGAGGCGTGGGAGCTGGAGGGTTTGCGTGACGCAATCTATGACGCGATGGCCGGTAACAAGCAATGGCTTGTGGAGCTACTGGCCGAGACTGTTTACCCCGAGGACCCCGAGATGGCGGAGATGTTCATCGACCGGCGCAAGCTAGACGGCCACGTCCTGGCCGAGGCGCTGGATAACTGCAAGACCTATGACCCCGACACAGTCCTGTGTTGCATGTTTGACCAAGTTTATAAGGAGGCCTAAGAGATACAAAATGCAAACCAAAGTCTAACGCTTGACAACTTTACGGGCTTCACTTAACCTGTGAGGCCCATCATTTTTAGGAGAAACCCACAATGGGAAAACACACGCACACAATCACTGCGGATTGGGATTTACTGTCCCTGCAATCCATGGATACCACAAAAATGTTCTTCAGCAAGGCTCGTAATATGCTTGCTGACTCGGAACTGGACTACACGGCGGCTGATGTCGTTGCACTGGCAAGCATCATGAACGCTGACTTCAGAACTGCCGCTATGACTGTGCAGGCACAGACGATAGCGCAAAGCATCGACGACTTCACCTCATCCATCACAGACGCCATCTACAACAATCAGTAAGGAAACAACCATGCCAGACCTACAAACCGCATTGATCAATGCAATCCACAACAAACCCGCCCAGCTACACGCAATCGTCAGTGACTGGGATAAGCAGGAGCAAGAGATTCGTCAACCACAACAGGAGAAAGCAATGGAAGCAACAACAGCTAAACGAGAGCACGGCGCTTTAGTCAAGACCATATTCACCTTCATCAAAGACAACCCAGGCAAATACACCGGACAGGAGACAGGACACATGCTGAGTAAAGAACATGGATTTAACATTGGATCAACGATGGGGGCTATCTCACAGTTCATTAGAGCAGGTATGGTGGTGCGTGATGACGAGGGCAAATTAACAGCGATAGTCGATGAGTACACAACACTCAACGCCGCCTATGCCAAAGCTATGAAGAACTCACCCAAGCACAAGCGTGCACGTGCCCTGGCCGCATTGGAGAAAGCACGTGAGGCAAGAGCTGCGAACATAGCCAAGCGCAAGAAGGCAGCAGAGCGAGCCGAGCGCAAGGCAGCAAAGCTGGCCCTGCAAGAACCGCAGGTGGTGGAACCAGCCCAAGGCATTGCAGCTCTACAACCCGCCCCTACCCCGGTGCTACCCAACTTGCCCACCGCTGAATCAGTGCTCAACAACATGAGCATTGTGGAAGCACGCAAGCTGTACGACGAGCTGAAGAAGATCTTTGGTTAATAGGAGACAAGCAATGAACAACGCAAAACTAACCAAACCCTGGATACCTGTCGGGCATCCCGAGTACAAGTGGACATCAGGCGCTGACGTGCAAGCAACGTGGCGCAAGTACGGATGGACACCGCCGAGCGAGAAGATGACCCCGCCTGTCGTCAAAGAGCCCGAGCCTGCATGGGTGCGTAGCCTGGGAGGTGTGCGATGAGAACAGATGAAGACGAAGCCTTCGAGCAGATCGAGAAGGCGCAGGGCTGGCGCAAGCGGCAGATTGCAGATGCCGAAGACGACGACATCATGTGCTACCGCAACGATGTGCTAGAGGAGGTGGCCCGCGCCATCGAGCGGTTCAAGCCAGCGTTCGGCCCCGATACTGTGGCGAGCTTTGCTATCTTTGTGAGGGGGATGAAGCGATGACCATAGAAGCAATGAAACAGGCGCTGGAGGCGTTGGAATGCATTTTTGCATCAACACATCCGTATCGTGGCGATGACTCAACATTTACGGATAAGGCATCAACACTTGGCGACAAAGCCATCACATGCCTACGCCAAGCCATAGAGCAGGCTGAGAAGCAGGAGCCGGTGGCGTACAACAAAACAGAAATAAACGGTTTTGTGCAGAACTTGTACGACAAAAAAATGCAAGAAGGTAAACACGGACATTATGAAACCATGTTTCATTGTGTGCATCAAGCAATCGCAAGAGTCACCCCACCACCCTTGACCGGAGGTGATGACCGCCGTCACATCATCTGCCTGTGCCCTGATTGTGCCACCCCACCACAGCGCACATGGGTTGGGCTGACGGATGAGGAGATCAAGCCACTCTGTGATGAAAACTACATCATTTATGGAGCGTACGCAGTTGACTTCATTCAGTCCATCGAAGCCAAACTCAAGGAGAAGAACACATGAGCAAACTCAAAACCCTAACCATACCTGACCACCACAAGGTGCAAGCCAAGGCGGTGCTCAACGAGGCCGCTGATGAAGCGCCAGACAGCGTGATCGTGCTGTGCTTCTGGAAAGATCGGGGCCAGTTCAAGATCAAAGTGTCCACAGTCCCAGACCGGCTCATGCTGATCGGTGCGCTGGAAGAAGCAAAGAACAAAGTCATAACGGATGGGTACGCATCATGACTGTCCCCTACAACGATGACACGAGGCAGTCATACGTTAACAGGTGGGCAGACCAGCACCTGCATATTGCTGAGGCGCATTACGGCCTCGGTAATGAAACATCAATGTGGCTGTCGTTGCTCTACTACGCCATGGCTGAGGAAATCTACGGAGAGCACTGGGACTATTTAAGCAGACTGAAGGAGAAAGCATGAACAGAGATGACATCATCCGCATGGCGCGAGAGGCTGGCATGGAAATTTGGAAAAGCGGTCATCGGTACATGGATGACTTTGATATTTACCAGTTTGCCGTCCTTG